CCGGTGTCTGCGTCATCCCACCAGGCGGGGATGCCGAACGGCCACGGCGGCGGCGTGGACTCCACCGCAGGCGGCGACAGGATCAGCAGCGCGGAGTCAGGGGCACCCATCAGCGAGCGGTGCCAGGCTGCCCGGCTCAGGGCCGCACCGTACTCGCCACCAGGCATCGGCGGGGAGTAGCCCACCGACTGCGCACCTGTGCTGACATTGCTGAGGGCTGGGCTGGGCGGCAACATGCCCGCGTAGCTTTCCCATTGCAAGGCCGCGCACAGGTGCGGGTCGATGGTCCAGGTGGCGTCAGCGATGGCCTGTGCTGCGCTCACTGGCAGCCCGCCCGTGGTGGGCGGGTCCAGGGGCGGTGCCCACAGTTCCCAGGTGAGCGGCGCAGGACTGGTCAACGCTCTGGCCTCACTTGGTCTTGCTGCTGCCGCTGCCGCTGCCCTCTGCCGTGGGGACGGTGCCAGCGGTGCCCACCGAGACCGTCTTGGCGAAGGCGTGTGCCCCGCCTGGCACGACCACGGTCACGGGGTTGATCAGCACGAAGCCGAACCGAGCCCAGACCTTGAGCGGGGTCACGTTGTCCTGAAAACCGCTAACTTGAACGACTCCAGATGCGTCCGCGATCACGGCCGAGGGGTCGAGCAGGTAACGAATGTCCTGCCGGATGCCGAGCACCGCCCAGGACCAGTCGCCGGTCAGGAAGTCGGCCGGGTGCAGGCCCGTCTTGCCTTGGAATGGCGTGTAACTGGTCGGCAGGCCGTAGATGCTCGGCACCTCGTAGTCCTCGATGCTGGTCATGCCGAGGATCAGCTCGTTGGTGGTGGCCCTGAGCCCGCGCAGGTGTGACCGCACCGGCAGGTCAGCGACGTTGCCAGAGGGCGTCAGGCCCTGGCCCTCAACTGCCGCCATTGCCAGGTTCACGGAGTCGATAGCGTCGAGCCCTGTGTTGACCACCGTGGCTGCGCCCATGACGCCGCCAACAGGGAAACTGGCAGGGGCAGCCACGCCGAAGATGGCCGCGCCGTCAAGGGCCACGCCAATGGCCTGGGCCAGCAGGGGCCTGGCGTAATTCCACAAGTTGATCGACGTGTCCTCAATCATCTTGTCGGGAATCGCAATGACCGCCGCGACCTCCTCGGCGGTCAGGGTCGCGGGCTGCAAGCCGATGTTGGTGTAGGGCTTGCGGCCGGTGCCGCTGGCGGTCACCCACGACGCGACGGGCAGGGTCTTGGGCACGGGCATCTGGGTTACCCCGGTGCCCATCGGCACCTTTTGGCACAGTTGCAGCGCCGCAGAGGCTTGCATGGCCTCTTGCAGGATCACAGCGGACATCTGAGGCGGGATTACACCTGAAAAATCACCTAGAGCCATTACGGAAAGCCTCCGGTGGGGCCATGGCGAAAAAGCCCCTAGCGCGAGCAGGATTGGTCGCGCCGCTTTCCGTGTTACCGGCCAGGCGGGTCACAGACCTGCCTGGCGGCCCTCGGCTCAGGACGCCTGGTTAACACGCCTCCGGGTTCGGCCACCGGCTGCCACCCAGGCACAGCCTGGGGGCTTCCCCGCCAGTATGCGGCAAGCTCAGCCGCGCCCGCCAGTCAGTGCCTCAGGACCGAGCGCAAAAAGTCACCGTCAGCAACCTGGCCCCGGGCACCGGCAGGCACCTTGCCTGGGCTGGCTGAGGGCAGGGCAGCGGCGAGCTTGTCAACCAGCTTGGCCAGCTCTGTCTTGTCCACGTCCCCGGCGTCGTTGATGAACTTGGCCAGGTCGATGACCTCAAGCGCGGCGGCGGGGTCGGCCAGCTTGTTCTGTGCGATGGCGCGGAACTCGGCGGCAGCCACCAGCAGCGCTGCCTCACGGCGGGCCTCTGCCGCGCCTTCGGCCTTGGCCTTGGCGATGGCCTTTTCGGCGTCGGTCATGCTGGCCTGGCGCTGGGCCTCTAGCGCGTCCTGGGCAGCCTTGCGGGCGTTGCGCTCATGGGCCAGGGCTGCCTTGACCCGCTCAAGCTCTGCCTGGGGGTCAGCAGGGGCCTGGGGCTCTTGGCCTGCTGGTGCCCCAGGGCTCGCAGGCTCGCCTGTGCCTGGCGCAGGGCCTGGGGGCTGGCTGCTGGGGTCAGGCTGGCCTGGGGGCTGTCCTGGGCTCGCAGGGGCTGGGGCTGGGGGTGTCGTCATGGTGTCCTCTCAAGCAACCTCGGGGGCTGCGGTGCATTGGCAGTTGGCATGGGCCTCAAACCCGGCATGAGCGGGCGTGTAGCCCTGGTCAGCGATGCCCTGGCAAAAATCGCAAGCGTTGCCGCCTGTGACCCGTTCCACCAGGCCAGTGAGCCGGTCATCATGGGTGGCGTTCTGGGTGACGGTGACATTGGCTGCCCGGTAGGGCTCTGAGGCTGCCAGCCCGTTGAGCCAGGACTGTGCCGCGCCTGCGGCCACGCCCGCATCCTGGCCAGCGTTCACCCTGCCCGCGTAGATCAGCGGGGCCAGCGACGCCAGGGCTGGCAGTGAGTAGCCGCTTGCGCTGGTGCCGATCACCCCGCCTGGTATCGCGTAGGGCGCTGCTGGCTGCCCTGTCGCCTGGGTGGTCAGGGCGGCGAGGTAGCCCCGGGCCTGGGTCACAGCAGCGGCCTGGCCGCGCACGGTGAACGTGCCTGCCAGGGTGGCGATCATCTTGACACTGGCAGGGTTGGCCGGGTCGTACATCTTGGCCCAGAGGGCAGCCAGCAGCGACAGCAGCCCAGCCTTGCCACCGGCCAGGTTGCCCCGGTACCTGGCCGTGATCACAGGATGAGCGGCGGTCACACGCTCTGGCCTGACAGGTCAGCAGGCGGGGCGCTGCCGCCGTTGGCACCGGCACCGGCCAGGGCCTTGGCAATGTCTGCCGCGCCGAGGGCAGCAGCCTGGTTGGCAGCATCCTGGGCTGCCTGCTCAGCGGATAGGCCCTTCCACGCCTGTATCTCCTGCGGGGTCGCTCCCCAGCGCTGCCACAAGACCTCGCGGGGGACGCCAAGGGTGGCCATCTTGGTCAGGGCGTCCACAAGCTGCGCCTCAGAGCGGGTCTCAAAGTCGCGCCAGATGACCTCCGCGCCGACCATGGCCGCGCCTGGGTCACCGATCAGGCCCAGGGCCAGGCGCATGACCGCTTCCCAGGTCTCGCCAATGTGCAGGGCTCTGCGGCTGACCTTGCTGACCAATCCCGCCTCTGCCGCCTTAATGGCATCGGCGCTCAGGTTGGTCATTTTGCCGAGCAGGTAATGCGGCGGTGTCTGGGTGATCGCGGCCAGGTGCAAAACGTCCTGCTCAACCGCTGACAGGTAGCCGGTCAGACTGGACTCAGGAATGGACCCGAAACGGGTAGCCGGATCTTCGCTGGTCAGCAGCCTGTTAGCGCCGACGTTGTAGGGCTGCACGAGCAGGGTTGATTCGGTGCCGTCCGGGCTGGTGACCACCTGCCTGGCCAGGCGGATACCTGATGCCCATATCTGCCGGAATGCCCCGTAGTCGGACGCGACCAACCTATTAAAAATCGTCGTGTGGATTCGGTCTTGGAATGGTATTGCCGGGTCAAGCTCTGAGCGTGGCGGGCGGGCCAGTGTGGTCCTGGGCTGGGGCTGCATTTCGATCAGGGTCACGACCCCGGCCGGGTTGTCCTCGATCACGGGCTCAGCCTGATTCGGATACCAGGTGGCGATCACATCGGGCAGCACCAGCACGTCAGTTTCGTGCTGGGTCCAGTAGTCGATAAACCGCTTGAACCCGGCCTGACGGCGGGTGCGGCTGCCCGGCTCGTAGATGACCGTGGCCTCAAGGGGTGACTCTGGGGTGATGCTGACCCCGGTCGGGTTGTCGTCATCAGGCTGCACGAGGACGAAGGACCGGCCACAGGCCAGGGCATCGGTCTGGCATAGCTCAGAGTCGGCGTCAAGCTGGTTGGCCTGCCAGATCGCCCAGGCCGTATCGGTGCTGTCACCGAACCGGAACCCGACCACCTGCAAGCGCTCAGCGACGGCGTTGACGATCAGCTCGCACCAGTTGGCATAGGACTCTTGCAGGAAGCGCATAAACGTCTCCCGCTCGGTGGTGTCCATCAGGGTGGTGATCTGGCTCTGCCCGTCGTAGTAGGCCAGGTATCCGAGGGCCATCTGTAGCTGCCAGTCAAGCTGCCGCTGGCAGGTCGTCCTCAGGTCGTCTAGGTCGCTCATGGGGCTGCCCTCCGTCACCACCCTGCGGCGGCATAGTCCTCTTGCGGTGCGGTCGCCCGCTGGGCACGGTCCAGGGCCATGACTGCTGCCACCAGGCCGTCAACCTTTTCGGCGCTGCGCTGCTTGTCGATCTTGAGATTGCCTGCCGGGTCGGCTCTGGTGACGACGTTGCCTGCCTGCCACCTGGCCACCGGGTCAGCGCCGTGGTGGTACAGGCCAGCCCTGACCAGGCGCAGCAGCTCAGCAGTCGGGGCAGCCATCGAGGCATAGCCCTGGCCCATCTGGACGAGGGGCCAGCCCTCATCGAGCAGGGCGGTGCTGAGCATGGTTGCGCCCCAGCGGTCAAACGCCACTTCCGCGATGTCATACCGGGCGCGGTCCTGGTTGAGGGCTGCGGTGATCGCGCCGTAGTCGATCACGTTGCCCTCGGTCAGGGTGAGCAGGCCCCGGGCTACCCAGACATCAGCCTGGCCACCTGTGCGGCGGGACAGGTCACGCAGCGCTGAGGCAGGGGCGAAGTGCCGCCAGAGCAGCCGGTAGCTGCCGTCAGGCTGGGGGAATGTCAGGCAGTAGGCGGCCAGGTCGCTGGTGCTGGCCAGGTCCAGCCCAGCCCAGCAGGTCTGCCGGGCCAGCAGCCCAGGCAGGGCGGCTGCCCCTGCTGGCCCGGCGCTGGCGTCCCATACTGCCAGGTCTATGGCCCGGCCCACCTTGCTCGTGGGCTGGTTGAGGCGGAACTGCCGAAAGCTCCGCTCGGCTGCCGGGTTGCCCAGGGCCTGCCTGCATTCGCTGGCCAGTGTCCTGACCTCTAGGAAGTCGCCCAGGGCCGGGTTAGCTGCCCGCCAGGCGCGGTGTGATGTCCAGTCGGCGTCATCAGGGGCGGCGAACATGACCACCAGCCGCTCAGGGTCAAGGGCCGGGTCAGCCAGCACCCTGGTGGACCATTCCCGCTCGGTGGCAGCGAACCCGGCAGGGTCGTTGTCAGCGGTGGTGGCCATCAGCAGCAGGGGCTGAGCCCTGGCCCCGAAACTGGTCCTGATCGCGTCGTAGAGGTCTCTGCCAACTTGGGTCAGCAGCTCGTCAATGTAGGCCCCTGACGGGTCAAACCCGAGAGCCCCAGGGGCGTCCCCAGCGACGACGGAGTAAAGGCTGCCGGTGGATTCGTCCACAATCCGCACCGCGCTGGGGACAATGGTCAGCCGCTCAGTCAGGGTGACGCTGTTTTTAACCATCTGGCGGGCCACCCGGTAGACCAGGCCAGCCTGTGCCTGGTCCAGGGCAAGCCCGTATATCTCCGCGCCTATTTCCCCGTCAGCGCACAGCAGGTAAAGGACAATGCCGGCGAGCAGTTCCGTTTTGCCATTCTTTCGGGGCAGGTAAAGGTAGAGGGTGCGATATCGGCGCACATACCTGCCCCGTTTCGGGTCGTAAAAGACCGTGCCGAACAATGGTGCCAGCACCCTTTCACGCTGCCAGGGGGCAGGGATAAAAGGACGGCGGGCATATTCGCCCTTGGTATGGGTGAGGGCTTCCGCGAAAAAGGCGCAGATATGGCCGACCCTGCCGGTGCAGCGGTGCGGGCCTCTGCGGCGGCAGGTCTTGCCGTCGAACCTGTAGCGGCATACCGGGTCAGCAGGCATCGCCTGGCCTCAGCCACAGATACAGGCCGACCTCCGCGAGGACCGCGAGCGCGGCCACCAGGGCAGGCACCCACCAGGCCACGGGCCTAGCTGCCCGGCGAGTTGAGCGCGATGATCACGCAGGGGTTGGCCTTCGGGCAGTTGGCCGGGTCCAGGTGCCGGGTGCCATCCATCGTGACAGGCTGCCTGCCTGGCTGCCTCAGCCAGTCCGCCCAGGGTGACTCTGCACCGGCCGCACCG